TGAATTAAGCCAGCGCATTACAAAGGAAGAGCTGCAAATCTGGGCAGCCCTATTTGAGATCGAAACGCAAGAGCAAGAGGAAGCGGCTAGAAAGAGTCGCCGCAGGTAGACTGGCTTCATGCGAGGTTGTCGGCCATGTCTGTAGTTGCCAATGTCGCCATCAATGTCGATGGCAAGCAAGCCAAGACGATCCTTGACGAGATCAAGCGCAAGGTAGAAGCCATGAATGGCACTTTCGGCAATGTGCCGGGTGCCACGCAGAAGGTGGGCGGTCTTACCAGCGCTATCGCAGGCATGATCCCGCAGCTTGCCATTGCGGCTACAACAATGGAGGTGCTGCGCCAGAGCGTATCAACGGCATTTGAGCGCGGCGGTGCTGAACAGAGATTGCGCAACCTCACATCATCAACTGGTGAGTTCAACGCTGCGATTGCATCCGCAACTGGAGCATCGGCCAAGTTCGGCATTTCGCAGACAGAGGCCACGGTAGCATTGGCCGATGTCTATGGCCGACTAAAAGGTGTTGGCTTTGGCCTCAAAGAGACTACCCAGATCTACGAGGGATTTAATGTAGCCGCCAAGCAGTCTGGGATCAGCGGCGCCGATGCTGCCGGTGTTTTCTTCCAGCTCAGCCAGGCCCTAGGCAAAGGCAAATTGAACGGTGATGAGTTTATCAGTGTTTCTGAGCGCATGCCTCAGTTGCTTGATTTAATTGCTCAAGCAACAGGCCGGTCGCGTGGTGAATTGCAGCAGATGGCTGGGGAGGGCAAGATCACGAGCGATGTGCTCTACAGAGCATTGGCGACTGCAGCGGAGGGTTCGGGTGACTTGAATGCAAAGTTGACAGAACAGCAGCGCACCATGGGCAAGCTGACCCAGGTTACAGATCAGCTAAAAGCTCAGATAGGCAATGTATTTGCGCCAGTTGTTGTTGCTGGTGCGCAAGGCTTGGCTGTCATCGGTGAGAAGCTATCCGAATGGTGGGGATACCTTGGATCGCAAGTGTTTCCCAGGCTGCTTAAGGCGCTTAAGCCAGCCATTGATGAGTTCAGGAAGCTATGGACAGCGATCCCATGGAGCACTATCCTCGGATACCTGCAAGGATCAATCATCCTGGCGCTAAATAGGATCATCGGGGTAGTCAGGGTGATGGCGCCTATTACTGCGTTCATTATCCGCAAGTTCCTTGAGCTTTCAAACAATCCGGTCTTTAAGTTCTTTGCTGAACAAGCGGCAAAGCTACTTGAAAAGATGGGCGTCACCAACAATGCAGTAGATACATTCACTGCCAAACAAGCTCAGGCGCGCAATCAAGTCGCGCAGACTGTTAATGCCTATAGCTCGATGCCTCCCAAGATCGAGGCAGCAGCCGAAAAGAATAAAGGACTGATTGCAGCTACCAATAGCGTGCTGAATAATCTGCGTGCTCAGCGGACTTCACTCGATGCGCAGATTGCATCTCTTGAAAGGGGCGCCACTATTACATCGGCAAGATTTACGGCAGAAAAGGCCATCAATGATCTCAGAGGGGTTCAACTGGAGCGTGAGTATCAGCTTGCCAGAACTGCGCAGCAGCGACTAAACATTGCAGTTGCGATATTTAATCAACAAGCGCAAGCTGCGGTTATCGAGTACCGCCAAGCACTAGACAACATTCGACTGGAGAAGATCAAAGGCGAGTTACAGCTTCAATCTGCCAGGCTTAAATACGATGAGATCCGCGCAGAAGGATTCCTTCAGATCCTGAAAGCAAAGAACGTCGAGGAAGAGACCGCCAAACGCCAGAAGCTAGGGGAAGCACTGCAAGCGCAAAATGCGGTCATAGACTCTACTGCCGACCAAGTTGCGGCGAATAAAGAGTTAAACAGGTATCAGGCAATCACAGCAGAGGCGCAATACAATGCGAAGATCCTCACCGCTCAAACCGCGCTAGAGCAGAAGCTAGTCAGCGGTGAGATTGGCTTAACGCAAGCCTCAGCGCTGGAGATGTCCCGAAGCCTGGCAAACGCTTATTCGTCATCGCAGTTTATGGCTCAGGCTACGAGTAGTATTGCCATCAATAGCGATAAATCCGCAGGTAATTTCATCAGAGTAGCTACCGAAGCCGAAAGAGCTGCCACCAAAATCAGAGAAGCAGCTGATGCACAAGAACGACTGAACGGATTAAGAGGACAAGCTACAACATCGACAGTCAGAGGAAAGACCCCGGTCAAGCGATTCGCTCAAGGTGGCTTCGTAAGCCGCCCGACACTTGGCCTTATCGGTGAAGCCGGTGAATCCGAGTACATCGTGCCCGAATCCAAGGCAGCAGGATTCGTGTCAAATTACCTGTCTGGAGTGCGCGGAGCTTCCGCAGTTGCAGCAACGCCTACCGGATCGACGGGCGGCAGTACTACGATCAACGTAACCACCGGCCCAGTGATGGAGTTTGACGGCCAGCGCTATGTCACAGTGACCGACATGGAGCGCGCCATGCGACTGACCGCTGAAGGCGTGATCGGCCGGTTGCGCACGCCATCTGCACGCATCGCGCTGGGCATGGCCTGATGAGAGCACAAAGCCAATACCTCCGCATCTACGACGCTGCTGGTGTTACCTACCAGCGGTGGCAGAGCTACTACGCCAACACCAGCGTCACATGGTCGAGCGCCAGCTGGAACTACGTGCCGTTCATTGCTGACGGCATCACTGCCGGTAGTAGCGGTACTGAAGATTCGGTTTCTGTTACTGCTGCAGCAACTGGCCTGGTGTTGGATGCGTTCCTCGCTGCCATCAGCGATGGCCGCCTGGTGGATCTCAGCATCTACCAGTTCGATTCCACCGCCGACAACAACACCCCGCAAGCTGGGCAAGAGCTGGTGGCTGCGTACACCGGCCAAGTGATTGGCGGCAATGGCGGATTGACTAGCCTGACCATACAACTCGGCTCGGCATTGTCTCCAGTTGGAGCACAAGTGCCGCCGCGCCGGTTGACATTGGCGATCATGGGACAGGGCATCAGGCAGTGAGCTTTCTCTCCTCCAGCGATCCACTGGCACTGCTGGCCATCCAGGCCGGTCAGATCAACGCACCAGCTGATGCAACCGCCGCGCAGGGCACCACAGAGCTGGATAGCCCGCAGCGGTTCGCGCAGATTGGCGAGCCGGTGCCGATCGTGTTCGCCCGATTCCGCAACAGCAAAGGCGGCATCCTGATCAGCCCCGGCGCCACCGAAGCACGCTTCGAGAATGACGCCAGCAACAACGTCACCGCCTATTACATGCTGGTGCTGAGCGAGGGCCAGCTCGACAGCATCCCGGTCAAGGACGTGTTTCAGCGTGCCTGCCGCGTTGGCGCACACACGCAGACCTACAACCGCAGGGCTGGCACCTGGACACCTGGCAACTTCCTGGTGCAGCGTGCCGGTAAGGATCTGCCCGAGGCGCCATTCTTCTGCGGCACCGTTGGCAGCTACCCCGGCATCAGCACGCTCAGCTTCAACGTCACCATCCCGGACGGCTTTGACCAGTACAACCGCCAGGTGCATCTGTTCATCCGTGGTGGCATGGCCGTCACCCGGATCTACGACAGCGTGACTGGATCCAGCGACAACTTCGCGGATCTGGTGAAGTGGCTGCTGGTCAACACCAGCAGGGTGCCAGCGGCGATGATCGACAACACCGCACTGCTGGCAGCAGCCACGTTCCTTGAGGTGAACGGCTTCACCTGCAACCTTGAGATCCGCGAGAGCACCAACTACTCAGACCTCGCCGCCAGGCTGGCGCCCTACTTCCTGCTGGCTGAAAGCAACGCAGGCGGCAAGCGCGGGTTGCGGCCGCTGCTGCCGGTGACCGCTGGCGGCGCCATCAAGACCACGGCGATCACGGCTGAGTACACCTTCACTGAAGACACGGTGCTGCCCGGCACGCTGGAGATCAATTACCTGTCACTGGCTGACAGGCAGCCGTTCGTGGCGCAAGTGATCTGGCGCCAGCAGCTGGAGAGCGACATTGGCATCATCCGCACCGCTGAGGTGCGTTACAGCGGCACAGCAGAAACCGGGCCGTATGAGTCGCATGATCTCTCGACGTTCTGCACCAACGAGGATCACGCCGTCAAGGTTGGCGCCTACATCTTGGCCAAGCGGCTTTACACCACGCACACCATCAGGTTTGCAGCACGGCCGCAGGAGCACAACACGCTGATCAGCGCTGGCGACATCATCCGCGTGCAGCTGGCGCGTGATAACACCACCTATGCCAACTCAGTGCATGACTACCTCTACCAGGTAGAGCGCATCACCAAGACGCTGGCGGGTGATGTGAGCTATGAGGCCACACACTTCCCGATCGACGACCAAGGCCGCAGCCTGATCGCATTGGATGTGGCTGCTGCTGTTGGTACCGGCATCATCCTGCCAAGCGGTCGCACCGGCGTGAGCTGTGATGTGAACTCCAGCAGTGACAACACCATCCCGGCTGAGACGTTCACGGCTGCTGATGGCGCTGACCCGCTGGAGCTATCACCAAGCGGCGGCGGGCTGGGCTTTGATGATTCAGCGCCGACTGGCGACACCGGCAATGCTGATGATGGATTAGATGCTTCAGCGTCTTTCCCTCCAAACCCCCTATTCCCGACAGGGGTCACAGCTGGTGTCGGCAGCACCTTGGCCCCATTCACTGGCCCTTACGGCCCGTGCGGCGTCAACCAAACCGAATCAATTACATGGTTCAAGGATGGCACAAAGATTGCAACAGTTACATTCAACACTTCGGGCAATCCCATCAGTGTGGTGGCAGAGCCTGGGCAGGCAATGCCAACGTGGCTCAACAGCACGACACCTGGAATCCTGGCGATCGGCAGCACTCAGACCGGAGTTTATACATCAATCACAAAGTGCTTTAGCGGCGCCACATACGGAAGTTCTACAACAGGCGACAGATCAACTGCCGCCAATCAATACACTTATCTGGACCAGCGGCTGGTTTATGCAGACAACCTTGATGTTAACGTTACATGGAAAACCATGGCGTACTTCAGCTACGGTTCGCCATCTTGGAGCACAGTAGACGGAAGCGTTTATCGCATAGACGAAAATGGCGACGTAGTAGGCAATGGCGTAATTTGGCCTTATCAAGTAGTAACTCCCCCACAGATCAGAACCTACCAAATTTCTGAATTAGTGCCAGGCGTAGGAAGTGTTTTGATCTATGACAGCGATCCGAATGCGCCGCCGTACGCTCCGTAATGGCTACCTTTCCTTCGCTGACGCCTGCCACCCGTGCCTTCACGCCAGGCGAGTATCCGCACACGCCATTCAGCACGTATAGCGGATTCCAGAATCGCGTGCGCCACAGCAATGTGATGCTCAGCAGCTCAGTCCGGCTGAGCTTCATCGCCCTGGCTGAAGCTGACATGCTCAGCATCCTCAGCCATTACCAGGGCCAGTTCGGCAGCTTTGAAAGCTTCACTCTGCCATCCAGTATCTGGAACGGCGTCACCACCATCAGCGACTACCAACTGACGGACTACCGCTGGCGATACACGGAAGCGCCAACCGTAGACGATGTTTACTGCGGACGCTACAACATCGAACTGGCACTGGAAACGGTGCCACCAGATGGAGCCTTTGCCAGTGGCGCTGAACTGGCAGTGATCATCACGCTGGCACCTGGAGCTGCTGTGACCACCAACGGCCTGCAGCAGAGTGTCACACTATCCATTGCTGGCGGCTCAGCTTCTCAAGTCATTGGCGGCGACGGTCTTCAGGAGAGCATCACGATCAGCCTCGTGAGTGGCACGGCTTCTGTGATTGCTGGCGAGGGCACTGCCGACGAGACAAGCTTCTGGAGCGACTGGGCATTTACCAGTAGCGACATTTTCTTGTACGAGCAAGGAGCAGCAACCGAATCGCCTGCGTATTGGATGACGTGGCAAGCCTTGCCCGAAAGCTCTCCGCTGCTATTTGAAGATGCCACCTAGCTATCGCTAAGCTGGAAGCACACTGATTAGACGTTTGCAGTCTTGGCGTTATGGCCGCACCCAACATCAAATCAGGCAGCTCCGTCACGACCGTCACCGGTAAGACGGTTGGCTATGCCGTCACCACCTCGATGGCCGCAGCGCTCAGCAATGGCTCCAGCAGCGGCAAGGTGCTGAAAATCAATTCGGTGTACTGCGCCAACGTGGATGGCGCCGCAGCGGCCGACATCAGTTTGGAGCACTACAACGGCACGACGGGGTTTGCGATCGGCAAGACCATCGCCGTGCCTGCTGACGCCACCCAGGTGCTCGTGACCCGCGAGGCGTACATCTACCTGGAGGAAGGCCACAGCCTCCGCGCCCAAGCCAGCGCTGCCGGTGACCTGGAACTGGTCATCTCCTATGAGGACATCAGCTGATGTTGGGCTTCAACGGTGGCTTGATGGGTGTCAGGCGTGTGCCGACAGCTGGCGCAGCGTCTGGGCTGTGGTTTCAGAACGAGCAGAGCGTGGCACAGCGGGCAGCGATTTGGCCCAGTGTTCAAGCCACAGATCCTGACTTTGCCAGTGTGTCGCTGTTGCTTCACATGGATGGCAGCAACGGCAGCACCACATTTACCGACAGTAGCAGCAATGCGCTGACTGTAACGGCCAACGGTAACGCACAGATCAGCACAGCGCAGAGCAAGTTCGGCGGTGCCAGTGGGTTGTTTGATGGCAGTGGTGACTTCCTATCGTTCCCGTCAATTTCCATTGGCACGTCGGAGGATGTCACCCTTGAGTGCTGGTTCCGTGCCGCAAGCACATCAAACCTGGCACTGTTTGGTGATGCTTCGGGCGACAATGTCCAGACATTTGCAATTCTGTCTGGCATTCTGTACGCATTCTGGAACGGCAACGAAGTTGAAGCTGGTGCTGTCTCGGCTAACACATGGCATCACGGCGCAATCACTAGGCAATCAGGAACGATCCGCATTTTCCTTGATGGCACGCTTGTTGATTCGAGCGCAGGCAACACTAGGGCGCTTCTAATCGATAAAGTCGGCAGGTGTGTAAATAGAAACGACTTTAACGGCTACATTGACGATGCAAGAATCACTAAAGGCGTCGCCCGATATACCGCAAGCTTCACCGCGCCTACTGCGTCATTCCCTGACGCATAACGACTCTCTAGTCCGACACCGCTCCAACCTAGACTGATCTCAACGCAAGTACATCATGGCCAGCCTGATCTACAACTCATTCGTTGATGACATGGCCCGTGGCGCCATCGATCTCGACACCGATACCTTTAAGGTCTTGCTGGTCACCAGCAGTTATGCGCCGGACAAAGATGCTCACCTCAAGCGCTCTGCCGTCACGAATGAAGTGAGTGGCACAGGTTATACCGCCGGTGGTGTGACCACTGCCTGCACAGTCACCAAGGACACCGCCAACGATCGCGTCACCCTTAGCTTTGCCGCTGTGAACTGGGCCAGCAGCACCATCACCGCCAGGGCTGCTGTGATCTACAAATCACGCGGCGGCGCCAGCAGCGCTGATGAGCTGGTCTGCTACGTGGACTTCGGCGCCGATGTTTCGAGCAGCTCTGCAACCTTCAGCCTGGGCGCCAGCGTCATCACGCTGCAGAACTGATGACCACCTTCCCGGCACTGGAGCCGGCCACACGCCGCTACAGCATGGGCGTGTTCCCTGTCACCGAGGAGAAGGGCTTCGGTGGCGGCAGCATCCGCTTCCGGCATGGCACGACCGCCTACAGCCACATCCTTGAACTGAGCTTTGCTGCGCTGACGCAAGCACAGGCCAAGCTGCTGCGCGATCACTACCGCGCGCAGCAGGGCGGCTACATCGCATTCCCGCTCAGCACTGAAGCGTGGGCCGGGCACACCAGCTTCACCGATCTGGTGCCAACCTCTACGCACTGGCGCTACGCCGCACAGCCGCAGGAAGATCACCTATCCGCTGGCTATGTGAACGTCTCGATCAGCCTGATCAGCGTGCCAGCTGTGGTCGCCGCAGCATCTTCCGGTTTGGCCTCCACAGTCACAGCCACCCTGGCCGGTGGTACGGCGTCTAGTCCCTAAACTGGATCTATGGCGATCTCTCCCGGACTCTACAACATCACCCTGCAGCGCAGGGCGGACTATAACGTCACGCT